CCATGGCTTTGACAGTCACCGGGGTTTGAGCGGCTGCGTGAAGTGTCAGTGCATCGACAAAAAGCGCTTTGACGTTGTGACCCGCTGCAGTGAAGTCTGCGGCATACAGTGCCACGACATCGGCGATTCGCTGGCCAATGGGGGTGGCCGGGTTGAGTTGAGCGGCGGCGGCTTTTCCGGCTTCTTTGCACAATGCCAGCATACTGGTAGCGGCTTCGCCAGCCTTGAGAATCAGGGCGGCGGTGGCTTCGTCACGGTGCGCGACAATCGCGGCGGTGGTGGTGTTTGCAGTCATCAAGTATCTCCTAAGCCCGGAAAACCCCGGGAGGTCATGCCTTCGTGGCATGGCTCAATTATACATCAAATGGCGGGTATGTCCAACATTTAATCCCACGGGATTGGGCCACGGGTGATAGTAGTCGGCGGGGCTGTGGCGCTGTCTGGCTCAGGCTTGGCGTGGGTCGTCGCACACTGGATCAACTTATGGCCAGTTTGTCAAGGGGCGTTGGTGATAGTAGTGATAGTTTGGGCACAAAAAAGCCCACCGAAGTGGGCTGGTTTTAGGGCTTCATCACAAACGCGAAGTACAGGATGAAGGGGAGGGCGATGATGGCCGCGAAGATCGCGGCCTGCGCCAGATCACGCGCAAACGATTTCATACTTTGCGACCTCCTTGATTTCTGTACCGACCTGCACTTTGCGGCAGGCATCCGAACCATCGTTGACGTTTGCCTCAAAACGCACGGTTGTGTCAACTGCGCCAATCTTTCCGCGAAACCTGAAGGTGCGGCTGGCGCAGTGCTCTTCAGCATAATCGTAGGTGTCTTTCGCTTCGAGACCGTACGCCATGATGAACTCGCAGACTGCAGGGACAGGACCCTCGCGCAGGGAATCAACATTCCCTTCAAAACGGATGTCAAGGCTGCAGTCCGGACCTGAAGACCACATGTAAATACTGGGTGTTGCACACACGTATTTGTCGAAACCCAGTGATGCAGCGAAACCAGCGATCGCGTTTGCGATGGCATACGCTGGCTTGAAAGCCTCGGAGTGATCTGCGAGGTTTGCCACATCTTTGCGGGCGCGAGCGAGGTCCTCACGTTTTGCTGCGAGTGTGCGAGTGAAAGAAAAAGCGTTTGCTTTGCGTGCCATGGTGAACTCCAATAAGTGATTAAGTGATTTGTTGGTCTCTTGCGCCCATGTGTTTATTATACTGGGTTTTCACATTAAATGTTGGTTTCGCAAAGAATAAGAGGAGATGGTGGTGATAGTAGTAGGTACCCCCCACAGGACCCCCAAGGCCCCCACCCCCGCCCCCACCCATATATCCGTCACTCTCATAACAAGGCCAATTTTTTCATACCTACCACGTACACAACAAACTACCAATTTATTTTTCCAAAAATTTTTACCAGCCAAGTACGTGTAGAATATCTCGGCTGGTTAAGCGAGTTGACGCATGGCCCATAGCCATGAAGGTCGGCGTGGACTGGGGGTTCCCGGTCGCCAGCTTCCATGCTACATTCGGGTTACTGACTTTTCCAGACAGCTTTTGCTGAGGAGACCCAATTGCATCCATCCATCAACGCTGACCATCTTTTGCGCAGCCTTGCCTTGTCCGTTGCCAGAAATTTGGTGGGGGCCATGCGCCCAACTGCCGAAATCATTGCCAGCGAAGGGCTCACGCAGACAGAATACGACCAAATTGCCCTGAATCCACAGTTTCAGCAGTACGTAGAAGCGTACAAGGCTGAGCTCAAGGACAGCGGCTTCTCGTTTTCGGCCAAAAGCAGGGTGCTGGCAGAGGATTTGCTGCCCAGTGCGTACCACATGGCACGAGACCCGGACGTTCCAGCGGCTGTGAGGGCAAAAATCCTCGAAAATCTGGTCGATTGGGGCGATTTGAAGCCCAAAAACACCTCAAATGCAGGTGCCGGACCCGGCTTTTCGATCACGATAAACATCCCAACGGTGGGCCAGACGCCTGCAAAAACCATCGTTTTGGAGGCTGAAACCCCCCAAAAACCAGCAGAAATTGCAGAAAATGTGCAAAAACCGACCGTATTCTTGATCGAGTCCGATGACTACGTCTACGCCGGGGATGACTACACATGAGCGTCAACTACACCCCGGTGCCCAGCGTCACACCATACCTCCTGTCCGATAAGTTCCAGTCGTTCATCGTGGGGCCAGTCGGCTCGACCAAGACCACTGCGTCTTTGATGAAGATTCCGATCGAGGCCAAGAAGGTTGCTGCGTGTGCAGACGGCATCCGCCGATCGCGCTGTGCCATTGTGCGTAACACCCGCCAGATGTTGCTGGACTCGACGATCAAAGACTTTCTTGCGCTGTTCCCAGAAGGCCAAGCGGGTGTGTACATGCGCACCGAGCTGCGGTACGTGCTGAAGTTCGATGATGTCGAGTGCGATGTGCTGTTCCGAGGACTGGACGATGCCAACGACGTGCGACGTCTTCTCTCTTTGCAGCTGTCGTTTGCCATGGTGGACGAGGTGCGCGAGATCAACTCAGACGTGTTCGACGCGCTGACAGGCCGACTGGGTCGTTATCCCAACGGGATGATGGTGCCGCACCGCCCGCAGTGGGGAGTCGATGACAAGGGCAACCCGGTGCAGGGGTGCGTGGACGACAACGGCGTGCAGATGAAGAAAGTCTGGGGCGCGACCAACCCGCCTGACCTCGACGCACACTGGGAGCAGTACCTCACCAACGCGGACTCTGAGAAGGTGCACGTCACCATACAGCCCAGTGGCCTCTCCGACGAGGCGGACTGGGTGCAGCACTTGCCATCGAACTATTACGAGGACTTGTGTGAGGGTAAGAGCGAGGACTGGGTCGACGTGTACGTCCACGGTAAGTGGGGGCGATCGCTCAGCGGCACTCCGGTCTACCAGAAGACGTTCACACAGGACTTTCACGTGTCCAAGGAAAAGCTCAAGGCCATCCAGAGCGCGGACTATCCCATCACGATCGGGATTGACTTCGGGCGCACGCCGTCGGCTGTGTTCATGCAGCGCGACCCACGCGGTCGGGTGCTGGTGCTTGACGAGATCACCTCAGAGAACATGGGCATCGAGACGTTTATCAACACCAAACTCAACCCGTTCATCGGCAACAACTACCAAGGGCACACGTTCGTGTGCGCCCCTGACCCGGCAGGGTTCATGAAGCAGCAGCTCAACGAGATGACGCTGGTGGACGCGCTCAAGGACGCTGGGTATAAGTGCGTCAAGCCGCCGACCAACGACCCGGACAAGCGCATCGCAGCCGTGGAGCGCCTGCTCAGCCAGCAGCTCGAAGGCAAGGCCATGTTCTTGGTGTCCCCGGCGTGTGCACACCTCATCAAAGGGTTCCGCTCAGGCTACAGGTATAAGGTCAAGAAGAATGGCGAGATGGAGGACAAGCCGGACAAGAACGAGTTCAGCCACATCCACGACGCTTTGCAGTACGGCTCGGCAGTGATCGACATGAACATCCGAGGGTTCGGCCTGCAGCAGACCAGACGGGAAGTGAAGAAGTCCACATACGCCTACACTTGACCCCTTGACATGTCGGCGTACAATCGGGTAACTCTTGGAGACAGCTGTGTCTACTTTTTACCCGTCAATTACGTCTGAACGAAGGCACGAAGACTTCGCCTTGCAGGTGGCTCGTAGTCAGATTCCCGGCCACCGCAGCGTGACTGTCTTTGGCTTTAACGGCGACGTTGACCAGACTGAAGTTACGGTCTGGCCGCATACTGGCCTTATCCCGCATCCAGCAACGGCTATTGCCATGAAGGTCAGCTCATCTGATGCTGCCGATACAAGCGCTGGCACTGGGGCACGCACAGTTTTGATCCAAGGCTTGGATGCGGACTACAACGAGATTTCTGAAGTAGTGACTCTGAGCGGCCAGACAGCTGCGATGACCACTAAAAACTATCTGCGGATCAACTATGCTTCCGTTGCAACCGCAGGTTCAGGTCAGAGCGCAGCGGGCGACATATACATCGGCACGGGCACCGTAACGGCTGGGGTTCCAGCGACAGTATATAACCTCATCAAGTTCAACTACAACGACACGGTGACTGGGCACTACACAGTCCCCGCAGGGTACACTGCGTACTTGATGCAGGGTTTGTTTTCTGCAGGTCAGGCTAGCGGGTCTACGCAAGTGCAAGGTCGTCTGTTGACAGCTGGTGCTGATGGCATACGCCATACTGCTGCGCTTACAACGCTTAACAACGGCGTGGCTGATTACGCGTTTGAGTTTCCAATAGCAATACCAGAGAAGACTGACCTTGAGGCAACTGCCATAGGAAGCGCAAACAACAACGGTTGTTCGTCAATGTTTGTACTTTTGCTGGTTGCTGGACCAAACGCATCCGCTCCCGGTACTCCTTGGAACTAAATTATGGCCACAGGTATCGCACTCATCCCCGTCGCTCGCAGCTCCGATCTGGAGCGGGAGTCGCAAAAACGCAACACGGACATGCAGGCTCAGCCTGTGATCCAAGGGCTGGCTGCTCATGCACGCAAGCGCTGGGAGTCTGCCCGTGAAGCCAAACGGACCATCGAAGAGCGCATGCTGCAGTGTCTGCGCCAGCGCAACGGTGAGTACGACCCTGACAAACTGGCCGACATCAAGCGCCAAGGCGGCTCGGAGATTTACATCCAGCTGACAT